CGATTTAGTTGAGTAACGCGTTCTGTTCCATCGGTATACGCTATACCATAACGGGAGCCAGAAAGCTGAACCTCAATGTCTTTTCGGCGTTCTTCCGCCTGTTTCCGTCGAGCTTCGGTCTCTGCTACAGAACTGTCTTCGGTAACGACGTTGAGGGTGAAGAATACGGCTACAAGCTGCATCTCATCTATGGCGCAATGGCTGCTCCTTCCGAGAAAGCCTATGCCTCTATCAATGATTCACCTGAAGCAATCACTTTCTCATGGGAAGTCACAACGACGCCTGTGCCTGTGACTGGCTTCAAGCCGACAGCTACGCTTGTTATCGACTCGACGAAAGTTGTTGCTGGTAAGCTTACTGCGCTTGAGGATCTTCTTTATGGTACAGTTGCTCTTGCGGCAAGTCTTCCGACTCCGGATGAAGTCATCGCAATTCTCCAGGCAGTCTAATATAAAACATATGTAACACAAAGAAGCCCTTAGGCGTATTGTTTAAGGGCTTCTTCATTTTGTAAAGGAGAAATCACCATGCTAAAGAAAACTATTACTTACGCAGACTACGACGGTAACCAGCGAACCGAGGACTTCTACTTCAACCTTAACAAGGCCGAGTTGGCCGAGATGGAGATGTCATATGACGGCGGTCTCGTAAAGATGATCGAGAAGATCGTCTCCGCTCAAGACTCAAAACGCATCGTTGAGATTTTCAAGGATCTCATCTTAAGGGCCTATGGCGAAAAGTCATCAGATGGTCGCCGCTTCGTCAAAACGAGCGAGCTCCGTGATTCGTTCGCCCAAATGGAGGCCTACAGTGAGCTCTTTATGGAATTAGCCTCAAGTGCTGAAGCCGCGGCGGCCTTTGTCAACGGCATTACGCCCACTATACCGTCTAATTAATAAGTTTGAAAGGGGAGACCAGAGATGCTGAAGATCACGATACCTCCTATCGAGCAGTACGACGAGGCGAACGATGAGTTCATTACCTCTAAAGAATACGTACTGCAACTCGAGCACTCCTTGGTCTCCCTTTCAAAATGGGAGTCAAAATGGCATAAACCTTTCCTATCGAAAGACGCCAAGACACGCGAGGAGTCGATAGACTACATTAGGTGTATGACATCCACGCAAAATGTCGACCCTGACGCGTACAAATTCATCTCAGCACAAAATATTGCTGAGGTCAGCGCTTACATAGAGAAAACGATGACCGCCACAGTGTTCGCGCAAGAAAAGAAAACAATAAACCGAGAGATAATCACTGCCGAGATCATCTATTACTGGATGGTATCAATGAACATCCCTTTCGAATGCCAGAAGTGGCACTTAGATAGACTATTAACACTTATCAATGTGTGTAACATAAAAAATCAATCTCCGAAAAAGCGGAGTCGCAAAGATATAATGAGTCGCAACACATCGCTTAACGCCGCTCGTAAACAAACGTTAAATACTAATGGATAGGAGGTTATATAATGTCAACCGCAAGTAACGTTCTCGACATTGCACGTTCGTGGCTTGGCTTAAATGAGGCAGATGGATCCTTCAAGCAAATTCTTGACGTCTATAACTCATATAAGCCTCTGGCTAGAGGTTATGCTATAAAAACCACTGATGAATGGTGTGATGCCACAGTATCGGCAATAGCAATTAAAGCCGGCGCAGTGGATCTCATAGGTACTGAAGTCGGATGTGAGCGTCATATAGCCATATTCAAAGAAAAAGGCATATGGATAGAAGACGGAACGATCACGCCCGAGCCCGGTTACATTATCCTTTTCAACTGGGACGGTAAAGCCCAACCTAATGATGGATCGGCTGACCATATAGGTTACGTCGAGCAAGTCTACGCCGACCGAATAATATGCATTGAGGGTAACAAAGGCGGAAAGGTCGATAGACGATCGATCCCCTTACGATGGAATCTTATAAGAGGCTTTGCTGCGCCTAAGTACGACCAACCAAAAGAATCGGAGGACGAAGAAATGACACAAGAAGAATTCAACAAAAAGATGGCGGTCTTCCTTGACAGTCTAAGTACACAGGAGCCCTCCGAGTGGTCAAAAGATTCTCGTGAGTGGGCTGAGAGTCGTGGGATTATTACCGGTGATGCAAAAAGTAACATGCGGTATAAGAGCTATGTTACGAGAGAGCAAATGGCGGTCTTCGCTAAACGCATCTACGAACTCAAATGAAGAATACCACGACCAAACGGATAATAGCTTTCTGCCTTATTAACGGTGTGCTTTGGGTATGGTGCTCCTATCTATTAGCTTATCTCGGAAGAGAAGAGATAGCTGAGAGCCTATCCCAAGCAGCTGTTACGGAGATTATTGGTGTGGTTCTCGTTTATTGTTGTAAGGCTCTATTCGAGAACCTTGCCAAGCATAATGACTGGCTCAACAAGTCGTCTGTAGTCAGTCGATCGCAAAATAAGAACCAAGATTGCGACTAAGGAGATACATATGATAGCAGTTAAGCATCGGGGAAGTTTTAAGAATACTGAAAAGTTTCTTACCAATGCGTCAAAGGCTCAATACTTACGCGAGTTAGACAAGTATGGCCGAGAAGGCGTTTCCGCCCTTGCTTCGGCTACACCTATAGATTCGGGGTTGACCGCTAACTCCTGGGGTTACGAGATACGTCGCTCCAGGGGCTCGGTCACCATAAGCTGGACAAACTCTAATGTTGTCAACGGCGTACCAATAGCAATTATTCTGCAATACGGTCATGCTACTCAAAATGGGGGGTATGTCCAAGGACGCGACTACATAAACCCTGCAATCCAACCAATATTTGACAAGATCGCAGATTCAGTATGGAGGGAGGTAACTAAAGTATGAGTAATAATGTCGACGAACGCGTAGTAGATATGCAATTCAATAATAAACAATTTGAGAGTAACGTCCAGACGAGTATAAAGTCGCTTGATGCATTGAAAAGCGGGCTTAATTTGGATGCCTCAGCAAAGAGTTTAGCAAATCTTGATAAGGCTGGAAAGTCTTTTTCCTTAGCTGGAATTGCGTCCGGAGTCGATGCCATATCGAGTAAGTTTTCAGCTCTCGGTATTATAGGTATTACCGCCCTCCAAAATATCACAAATTCGGCAATTAACGCTGGTAAGAAACTCGTCTCGGCTCTTACCGTCGATCCAATAAAAACAGGCCTAACTGAGTACGAGACCAAAATGGGCGCCATACAAACAATCTTGACTAATACCGCTAGCAAAGGTACTACACTCGAGGATGTCAATAAGGTATTAGGCGAGCTTAACGAGTACTCAGATAAGACGATTTACAATTTTGCCGAGATGGCAAGAAACATTGGTACTTTTACGGCTGCTGGAGTCGATTTAAACGTATCCGCTACGGCAATTAAGGGCATTGCTAACTTGGCTGCCGGCTCCGGCTCAAATGCTCAACAAGCATCCACGGCAATGTATCAGCTATCACAAGCATTAGCGGCCGGATCAGTTAAACTTATGGACTGGAACTCGGTTGTAAACGCTGGCATGGGCGGCGAGCTTTTCCAGAATGCTCTTAAGGCTACCGCCAAAGAGATGGGCGTCGTCGTCGATGCATCTAAGCCATTCAGAGAAACCCTACAAGATGGATGGATTACGTCTGAAGTCTTAACCAAGACACTTGCTAAGTTTGCCGAGGATGAGTCTCTTGTTAAAGCCGCCACTCAGGTTAAGACCTTCACTCAATTGTTCGATACAATGAAGGAGTCTGTACAATCCGGCTGGGCAGTGTCTTGGGAAAACATCATTGGGGATAAAGACCAAGCGGCAAAGACTCTAACCGCGATCAATGACGCTTTCGGGGCGCTTATAGGACCTTCTACCGATGCTAGAAACGAGATGCTTAAGTTCTGGAATGTTAATGGCGGTCGAGATGCACTCATCGAGGGCGTAACAAGTGCGCTACAAGGCCTATCCAGCATAATCAAACCCATAAAAGAAGCTCTTACGGAGATCTTCCCGGCAATGACTGGTGAGAAACTTGTCGAGATAACTAAACATATTAGAGATCTTACTGCGAACTTCAAAATAGGGGACGAAACGGCTAATAACATCAAGCGTACGTTCAAGGGTTTATTCGCTCTGCTTGATATAGGTAAGCAAGCTATCTTGGCAATTACTGGCGGTTTGGGGAAACTATTAAAATCGTTATTACCCGCTGGAGACGGTCTATTATCTTTTACTGGATCAATCGGCGATTGGTTAGTTGCGCTTGATGAGGCAATAAAAACGTCGGGCATATTTAATGTCGCTATAGAAAAGATAGGCAACTTTATCAAGAAGGTTTCGGACGGGATTAAGATTGCTGTACAGACAATAGCTGATACAATCAAATCTTTCGCCAATATTGATACGAGCGGTATTGAAGCATTCTCTGATAAAATGAAAGCACGGTTTGAGCCGTTTAGTAAAATTGTCGAGATCGCGCAAGGTGCTTTCGCTAAGATGGGCGAGGTCCTTAAGAAGTTTGCGCCAGTGTTCTATAAGCTTTCCGAGATCATAGGAGCGGCATTCGGTCATATGCAGGACAGAATCCTTAATGCACTTGACACAGCAAACTTCGATTCGATTTTTGACATTATCAATGGCGGATTATTCGCAGCTATACTACTTGGTATACGCAAGTTCATATCATCTCTTACGAGCATAACCGATGGTGCTGGTGGATTCTTCGACGGTATTATAGGCATTCTTGACGGGGTCAAGGGTAGTCTTGAGGCCTACCAGAACTCACTTAAGGCTGGAACACTTCTAAAGATAGCAATTGCTATAGGCATCTTAGCCGCCGCACTTGTTGTGTTGTCCACGATCGACTCTAAGAAGTTAACGTCTTCTTTGGCCGCCATGAGCGTAATGTTTGTCCAGCTTTTCGGTTCAATGGGTGTCTTCTCGAAGATCATGGGATCTAAAGGTTTCAAAGGCCTCCCAAAAGTAACCTTCGCGATGATAAGCCTGTCAATAGCCATTCTTATTCTATCGGTGGCGATGACTAAACTAGCTTCTTTGGATTGGAACGGTTTAGCTAAAGGTCTTGTTGGAGTAGCGGCACTAATGACGATGATGGTTGGCGCGGCAAAAATCTTATCGGCTAACGGTAAGGCAATGATACGCGGATCTCTAGGGTTTGTTATATTCGCCGCAGCGATAAATGTTCTTGTCAGTGCAGTAAAGAGTCTTAGTGAGCTTAGTTGGGAGCAACTTACAAAAGGTCTAGTTGGCGTCGGTGTACTTATGACCGAGCTTGCTATATTTATGAAAGTTACCGACTTAAGCGGTATGGGCCCTTTAAAAGGCGCTGGTATTTTACTTCTAGCCGCGGCAATAAATGTTCTAGCAGACGCTGTTGGTAAGTTTGCCATTATGGATCCAGGAACGTTGCTAAAAGGTCTAGCCGCAGTCGCTATAGTACTAACCGAGTTAGCCTTCTTTGTCAATCTTACTGGGTCGGCTAAGAATGTAATAGTTACAGCGATCGGCCTAACAATTCTTGGCGCAGCGATGCTTATTTTTGCCCAAGCAATTGGCACGATGGGCGATCTAAGTTGGGAGCAAATAGCTAAAGGATTAACCGCAATGGCCGGATCACTAGCTCTCATAACGATCGCTGTGAACCTCATGCCAAAAACGATGATACTATCAGCGTTAAGTCTTGTGGTTATCGCATCGGCACTCGTCATTCTAGCGCAAGCATTACAAACAATGGGCGGTATGAGCTGGGAGCAGATGGCTATAGGTCTCATTACCTTGGCTGGCTCATTAACGATTATAGCTTTAGCAATGACCTTTATGACAGGTGCTTTACCAGGAGCAGCCGCTTTATTAATAGTTGCGGCAGCATTAGCCATATTAGCGCCAGTGCTTAAGACACTTGGGTCGATGTCTCTTAAAGAGATTGGTCTGGGCTTGCTTGCACTGGTCGGCGTATTTGCCGTCCTTGGCGTTGCGGGGTTAGTATTAGCGCCACTTACACCTGTACTTATAGGTCTAGGCGTCGCGATGGCTCTACTTGGCGTTGGTATGATGGCGGTAGGTGTAGGTATTCTAGCTTTCTCAGCTGGATTGGCCGCATTAGCAGTATCTGGTACTGCTGGCGCTGCAGCATTAGTGCTCATAGTAACTTCGCTAATAGGTCTAGTCCCAGTCTTCTTAAAGAAGGTCGGAGAGGGCATTATAGCATTTGCTAAGGTGATTGCAGATGGTGGCCCAGCGATGTTCGAGGCCCTCACAGTGGTGCTTACGTCACTTATCGACGCCATTATTGTAATCATTCCTAAAGCAATAGAAGCGCTGATGCTACTCATAACTGGACTTCTAAAATCGCTCGCAGAAGCGGTCCCTCAAATGATCGACTCTGGAATGAAGTTGATACTCGGTATACTTAGAGGTATTGCTGATAATATTGCGGACGTAGTAGCCGCCGGCATTGATGTGATTCTCGGATTTATCGAGGGGGTCGTCTCTAAACTCCCAGCAATTATAGATGCTGCCTTTAAGGTCATAATAGGGTTCATTAATGGTCTTGCGGAAGCTATACGCAACAATTCAGATGCTATATATGACGCTACAGGCAATTTAATTACGGCCATTGTCGATTCCTTACTATCATTTGGTAAGAAAATCCTAGATGCTGGTAAGAACATTGTCGATGGTATCATTGAGGGTATTAAGAGTATGGCTACGGCCGCATGGAACGCCGCTAAGGACCTGGGGCAAAACATTCTCGATTCGGTATTGTCATTTTTTGGGATCAAGTCTCCTTCTCGTTTGATGAGAGATAAAGTTGGTGTGTATATCGTTCAGGGTATTGCTGAGGGTATCACCAAGGATATGTCCGCCGAGGAAGCGGCAACTAAGAAAGCTGAGAACATTGTCAGCGCCTTCAAGACGGAACTCGACCGTATCAGTTCAGAGGCAAACACTGCTGGTCTTGAGTATGATTTATGGTCCATTGTCAATGGCGATGCATCCGAGTCCGGTAAATCTGCTAAAGAGATCGAGATGCTTAGCAAGAAGATCCTTCTACAACAGGAGAAAGTAAACCTCGCAGCATCCGAGTATCAGACGACACTTAAGACTCTCGGCGCAAATGCTCCACAGACACGAGATGCCTATAACAAGTATCTTGAGGAGCAGATTACTTTAGCGACTCTCGCTGACCAGATAAAGACGGCAACCCAAGCTAATGCGCAGGCTAATTCGGCATCCATGGATGAGTATTATAAAATACTATCAAATACCGAGCTTATTAAGGCTCTCCAGAACTCAGGGTTTACGCAGGCCGAGATTGAGGCATATGCGAGAGATAAATCCGGATTTGACCCTACTGGTTCACTTGAGACTAGCATGGCTACGGACGTAAAGAGTGCTGTTACGGGAGCAATGAAGACCGTTACTGCTGTTTATGAGAAAACTGCTGACGCAACGTTTGGCGGACTGCTCGAGTCCATTGGTGAGTGGGGCGGCTCATACGCAACCGCTCTTGGCGAGGGCTTCCTTAAGGCGTTCGACGTGATAATGGAGAAAATCAAAGTATCGCTTGACTCCGTCGAGAATGTTCTTGTGATACGCCTTACAGAGATTAGCAATAATATTCTCAACGCCATTAGTGGTATGGCCGATCTTGTCCCGACGATCACACCAGTGCTTGATCTAACGAACGTCACTTCCGGCGTCAACTCGCTTAACTCAATGATGGGTCAAAATGGGACCATTAGCGTTGCAGGTATTGGCGATAAGATTTCAGCGATCGTAAGTGGTATGCAAATTAGTTGGGCTAAAGACATTGCTACAACCGAACAAACGAACCCGGCCCAACCAATATCCTTTGTGCAATACAACTATTCGCCAACAGCATTGTCTAGAATTGATATTTACAGACAAACAAAGAATCAGATCTCGACAGTGAAAGGACTGGTGGGCGGATGATCAAATCAATAACTGTAACCAACCATTTAGACGAGTCTATCGAGATGGAATTGGGGCGCCCGGAGCAATCTGGGTTCCTCATCCAGCAAATAGACGGACTTGGTCCTAGCAAAGCCAACATTAATGCCGCTGAGATGTCCACTAATGACGGTTCGCTATATACCTCAGCAAGGGTTAATTCGAGAAATATTGTTTTAACGTTGAAATTGATGGCCAAACCAAAAGTTGAGGATATACGTCAGCTGTCCTACAAATACTTTCCGATTAAAAAACGGATTAAGCTGCTTGTTGAGACAGACAATCGTAGTGCCGAGATTTATGGCTATGTCGAGGCCAACGAGCCAACCATTTTTAACAAGAGTGGAACAACTCAGATCTCAATAATATGCCCTGATCCATATTTCAGTTCAGTAGAGACCAACACAACAGTCTTTTCTGGAATAGAATCTTTGTTTGAGTTTCCGTTCGAGAACAATTCGTTCGTGGCCAATCTTCTAGAATTTGGTGAGATAAAGAATAACACCCTGCAAAATATTTACTACTCTGGCGACTCAGAGGTTGGTATTGTGATACGGATACATGCCCTTGCTGAAGCGACAAACATCACAATTTACAATACCGATACTCGTGAATCTATGCGCATTGATACGGACAAACTCATAGCATTAACTGGCTCTGGTATAGGAGCGGGCGACGACATAGTAATATCTACGGTAAAAGGTAACAAGTATATTTACATTCTGCAAGGCGGTGTCTATATCAATATCTTGAATTGTCTTGATAAGAATACCGACTGGTTCCAGTTGGCTAAGGGTAATAATATCTTTACTTATACGGCCGAGACTGGTACATCCGACTTAGAGTTCATGATCGAAAATAAGATAGTTTACGAGGGTATTTAAGATGGAATTGCTAATATTAGATACAAATCTTGAGGCGGTTACCATCCTAGATACCTTCGAGTCTATCATATGGACTGATAGGTATTTCAAATGTGGAGATTTCGAGATATTTACACCTGTAAATCTCGATGCTTTAACATACCTGCAACCGGACTACTACATATGGTTAAAAGATTCTGGCCACGTGATGATAATCGAGGATCGGGAGATCAACTCAAATGTTGAGAATGGCGCGAGTTTAACCGTTTCTGGTCGGTCACTCGAGTCCATTCTCGATAGACGAGTTATATGGGGACAAACCATATTAAGTGGAAACCTGCAAGATGGCATCGAGCAATTGCTAAACGCCAACGTCATTTCCCCGGTTGTGCCAGAACGACAGATATCAAATTTCGCGTTTCAAGCATCTACTGAACCAGCTATAACCGAGCTCACTATAGACGCTCAATATAATGGCGAGAATCTTTACGACGTGGTACAAACATTATGTGAGGCTAATAATATAGGCTGGAAAATCACACTTACGGATGATGGACTATTCCTATTCGAGCTATATTCCGGGATAGACCGTTCGTACGATCAAGTAGCTTTGCCATACGTGGTATTCTCTCCCAAATTCGAGAATCTAATCAACAGCAACTACGTCGAGTCCAAAAAGGCGCTTAAGACCGTATCTTTTGTTGTAGGAGAGGGCGAGGGTTCTGCTCAAAAATCTACTACGGCCGAAATAGTAGCTGGCGGTGGGTCTGATCTTAACAGACGTGAGATGTTTACTGATGCAAGCGACATATCGTCGACCACGGACGAAGGAGTGTTGACCGATCCTGAGTATCTTGCTCAGCTCGCACAAAGAGGTGTTGAGGAGTTATCGGAGTATGCGGTTTTAAGCTCATTTGAGGGTCAAGTGGACAACAATCGCATGTTCAAATATGGAGAGGACTTCTTCATGGGTGATGTAGTACAGATCGCTAACGAGTACGGTCTAGAATCCAAATCAAGAGTTATCGAGGTCGTGAGGTCTCAAAGTTTATCGGGTATTGAGATATACCCGACATTTAGCACAGTAGAATAAAGGAGGTTTACAAATGAGTGTAACTTATGGGTTTTATAACTCATTAAATCACGACCGACAATACAACGCGACCCAGCTATCAAGCTTGTTTGATGGAATCATAAACGACGGCGTCTTTGCGTCCATAGGAACCTCGCTAGTGGTGGCTGCTAGTACGGGCATGACTGTCATCGTCGGCGAAGGACGCGCTTGGTTTAACCATACTTGGACGAATAATGATGCAGAGTTACCATTAGTGGTATCAGTGTCCGAGTTGGCTCTAAATAGAATTGATGCGGTTGTTTTAGAAGTGGCCTCATCGGACGACACAAGAGCTAACGCAATCAAAATTGTTAAGGGTATGGCGTCGGCTACGCCAACTAACCCGATAATGGAATCCACTGACGACTTACATCAGTATCCGCTAGCTTATATATATGTTGGGGCTGGCGTAACGTCGATCACTCAAGGCAATATCACAAACAAAGTTGGAACGGTCGATTGTCCATTTATCACAGGCATCATACAAACCATAACGGTTGAGGGGATAACTAATATTCTAGAGTCCGAGTTTAATACCTGGTTTGATGACATGAAAAATCAGTTAACTATAGACGCTGCTGGTAATTTACAGACGCAAATAAACGGTATTAATAGTGAGATTGACGTTCTTACTGCGGACCTAGACTTAGAGACCATGAAAATCGGCGACGTTATTCAGACCGCGAGAGCAACACTTGGATCAAAATTTGCGTTAACAAATGGCGCTGAGGTTGTGGAAGCTACGTATCCGACTTTATATTCTCTAAGAACTCCAGAGTTTTCCGCAAATAGCTCTAGTTTTGGTCAAACAGCAACAACCGGAGCCATGGGCATAATCAATGGAAAAGCTTATATAGTTAGCGCTTTTAACTCTGATTATAACGCGTATGAGTACTCTTCTCTCTGGTCGCAGGATCGAAATAATTATCTAGCTTCTGGTGGCGCCCAACAAATGTATTATTTAAAAGAGCTTAACGGTTTAACGGTTGGTTACGGGACAGAGGGTAAAATATATCATAACCCTAATTTTCCAGCGAGTATCGCATCAACTGGTTGGTCGTCGGTAACCCTCGTTGCAAGTGGTGGTCCAGTGTTAGGCGGAGAATATCTTAATGGATACTATATTTTCTTAGTCGCGTCAGCCGCCGGGGCGAATGCAGCCACTAAATTGTGTTACAGTAACACTTTAACCGGCGCATATACAACAATAACATTAGGTCTTAATGTCTATTGCATGATCAAGAATCCCATTGATAATGTTCTTATACTGAGAACCACTACGGGTTTCTACAGGATATCGGACATAACAATAACTCCAGTTCACACCATTAACGCTAGTATACCGGCAACCATGACGTTTGTTTATTTTTTTAATAATAACTACGTTTTAACGGGGTATAACTCAAAATATTATTATTATGGGGATACCTACACGTCAACCTTTATTGGCGTAAACAACCCCGAGCTCCCCCAATACTCCACTAACGCAATGTTGTTAAGAATGACCTATATTGGTAGTCGTTGGTATGGTCTACACTATTATATAGACTCGTCAAATTATACAGCGATTAGAGGATTCACCTTAGAGACATTGGGTCAACCAATTAAACCGGCATCCGCTGATTATTCAACGGTGCAAACAAACGCGTTCGTGGCGCAGTATAGTTCAAATACGCCCATCGAAATACCAGTGCTATCGGGGTCCATGGGTATGTATTTTATGAACATAACGGTTGCAACTTTTGGCGGTTACGCATATGCGAGAGCCTTAAGGCCATATAGAACTCTGCCGACCAAGAGCGATGCTGGATTGTACACATTCATGCGAGTATTACAATAAAAGGAGATAATTATGATAATTACCGACCCTAAATTACAGCCTAAAACGGGGTATGTTGAAGTGGAGCTTGATAACGGCGCACGAGCATATGCTCCAACCGAAGAAATGCTTAGTCGACTAGAGTTGGACGCAGATAACAAACTTTTAAAAGCGCGATTACAAGCCCAAACGGAAAGATCTGAGTTTATCGATGAGTGTATTGCTGAGATGGCCACTATAATGTACGCATAATGGTACGTCTATTAATGGTATGCCTAATAAAAATATTATCAGAAGGAGGAAAAGAAATGATGGCGATGTTTTTTGCACAAAGGGTTATCCTTGGAAAATCAAAATTCAGCGATCTTCAAAACGGGGCCGCTAGCGTAGTCCCAGCGGCGTTGGAAAGTCAGGTCGCAGAATTAATAATTGATTCTGGACTTTCGGAACTTGTGCCGGTTCGTCTTGGCGGAACGGGCATATAAACCCCCCCAATAACATACGCGAAGACCTCGCTACACGTCTTCGCGTATGTTATTGAAATTACTTGAGAAGGAGAACTCGTTCGCCATGGCAAGAAAGTTTTTAGATTATGACGGATTACTTTATTTTTGGAGTAAAATAAAGACCTCCCTTGACCCCACACAAGTTGGGGATATAATACAAACTGTAAAAAATAGCCTGGGCTCAAAATACGTATTAACCAATGGCGCGGAAGTTACCCAAGCAACATATCCTGATCTGTATTCGATATTACCAACTACATATTCGGGAGTATCAAAAACATGGGGGCAGGTGGCGACAACCGGAGCAATGGGGATCATTAACGGCAAAGCATATGTCGTAAGCGCATTTAACTCAGACTATAATGCATACGAGTATGATCCGGCATTTTGGACGTCTCCTAGAAGTAATTATTTGGCATATGGCGGCGCCCAACAAATGTATTATTTAAAAAGTCTTAATGGGTTAACAGCGGGCTTCGGAACCTCAGGCCAAATATATTATAATCCAAACTTTCCGGCGAGTCTTGCTTCTACAGGATGGGCGTATATAACTCTGATATCAAACGGGGGCGCGGTCTTATGCGGAGAATATTTTAATGGATATTATGTGTTCTTAGTTGCGTCAACTGTGGGGGCGACAACAAGTACTAAATTATTTTATTGTAACACTTTGACCGGTACTTATTCGGTACATACGCTAGGCATAGCATGTTATAGCATGTGCTATAATGCTACTGCCAACTCGCTAATTCTAAGAACGATGACTGGGTTTTATATAATTTCGGATGTAACGATCGCCCCTACGCACACGGTTAATGCCTCTTTGCCAAGCACCTCGGGCACAAGATTTTTATATTATGCCAATGGCACATATATGCTTACTGGTTATGACTCATTATATTATTATTACGGTGATAGTTTAACTGGAACATTCACCGCAATTAATAATCCAGCATTACCAAAAACGTCAACATACCCAACATTGCTACGCATGACGTATATAAACAATCAATGGGTTGGTCTGCACTACCAACAAACAACGGTAAGTCTATTTACGGCAAGAGAGGTATACTTAACCGTTCTTGGCGCGCCACTTACTACGATGGCGTCGGATAGGACCCCATCATTTAGTCCAACTACTAGCCAATTTCTTGCTGGATATAGCGGGGCAACACCTATTGAAATACCGGTAGCATATGGCACAATGGCTATGTATTTTCCAAGTGTATCTTCTGGCGGATATGGTGGGTATGCCTCAGCTTTATCAAGTAGGCCATATCGAAAGGTCCCGACAAAAAGCGATACTGAGTTGTACACGTTTATACGAGCATTACCATAAACTTTTTTAGAGAGGAGGTACTGTATGACGAGTGCAGGTTCGATGAAAAAGGGCGAATTGCTAATATTCACAGCAAATCTTGTAGATACGGCGACCGGATTACCGGCCATTGGTTTGACCGATAGGTTAAGTTGTCAGGGAAGATACGATCCGAACGGCGACTTAGTTACAACTTTTATTATTGCGGAGACTGATACGCCAGGGACATATGTTTTTCAGTCTGGGCCATCTTCCTCTTGGCTGACCGGTCGGCTACTTGTGGATATAAAATACGATATACCCGGAATTAGTCCTATTCATACCGAAACGTTCAGTGTATCAATCGAAAAGGGGGTAACTGAATGAGCACGGTTCCTGTTGTTATAAATTCATTTATTTCCCCAATTCAAATCTCAAACTTGGCCATTAAAGATTCACCTATATTTATTGCCGAGCTTAAATTTCCAGGAACCGATTTAAAAATCGAAAACCTAGGGATTAGACTACCCGGTATGCCTGGCGAAAGCGCTTATGAATCGGCCGTTAAAGGTGGATACACAAGGTCTGAAGAAGAATTCTATACAGATATTGTGCCTAAAATAGCGTCCGAAGAATCTCTTGGTCTAGTTAAAATTGATGATAGTATTGTGTTAGAATACGATGGTACGATCGCTATTGATGCTTTAACCAACCAAGATATAGACAATTTACTAAATTTATTTGTATAGGAGGATGTTTAAATGGCGAGAAAATTTCTAGACTATGATGGTCTACTATATTTTTGGAGTAAAGTAAAGACCTCTCTCGGGACAAAACTCGATAAGAATGTGTCGATTACGGGCGCTACAAAAACAAAGATCACATATGACGCAGATGGGCTTGTGACGTCCGGAACCGATGCTACTACCGCGGATATAGCCGATAGTGCTGATAAAAGATATACCACCGACGCCGAAAAAACAAAACTCGCAAATCTCTCTGGAACTAACTCAGGAGACGAGACCGCAACAACTATCGGCACAAAAATATCGACCGCTACAGAAAAGACTACTCCTGTAGATGCAGATAAACTGCCTTTATCTGACTCCGCGGCCACGAATGTGATGAAATATCTTACATGGGCCAATGTAAAGGTGGCGTTGGGTAGTATATTTGCGGCATCGTCACATAATCATGATGCAACTTATATAACCAAGAATACGGCCGTCACCGCCGCTACCAAAACCAAGATTACATACGATGCGGATGGTCTGGTCACAGGCGGGGCAGATGCCACCACAGCAGATATAGCCGATAGTGCTGATAAACGATATGTTACGGACGCTAAACTAGCCGTTTTAACCAATACGTCCGGCACAAATAGCGGCAATGAAACCACAACGACCATGGGGACGTTAATAAACGGTGCCACGGCTAAAACCACGCCGGTGGATGCTGATATGGTCGGCTTAATGGATTCAGCCGCAGCAAACGTTGTCAAGAAACTATCCTGGGCCAATGTCAAAGCAACCCTTAAGACATATTTTGATACGTTATATTCCTTAACCGGTCACACACATTCCGGAGTGTATCAACCAGTTGACGCGGATCTTACATCCATAGCTGGTCTTGCTGGAACATCCGGTCTCCTAAAAAAGACCGCGGCCGACACCTGGGCCCTTGATACTGCTACCTACACGATCGCTAATGGGGCCATAACAGGCGCAACTAAGGCCAAGATCACGTACGACGCCAAAGGTTTGGTTACTGGCGGTGCGGATCTGGTTGCTGGTGATATTCCGAGTCTAAGCGCTACATACATTACCGTCGCAACAAAAGGTGCCGCGAACGGTGTGTGTCCTCTTGGGGCGGATTCAATTATCGCTTCCCAGTATTTACCATCGTACGTAGACGATGTAGTTGAGCTTCTGTCAATACAAACACAAGCAGGAGCAGCGCCTGCTAGTTGTGTAACTGGTAATGAGTACTATAATTATACGAACGCACTTATCTATACAGCTACCGGCACAAACACTTGGGGCGCGGTAGGCGTAGCGCCACTCGCCGATAAAATATATGTCGATACGACGACAAATATGTCGTACAGATGGGGCGGTTCGCAGATGGTGGCGATTACGTCATCCGACATGGTGCTAATAACAAATGCTGAGATCGACACAATAGTGGCGACATAAACGATTGAATACCTGGGTAGGGATGCTTAACCGTATTCCCTACCCAAATTATAGATTAAGATGTAGGTGATAAGAAGATGGATCCATGGCTCCAAATGATGATAACAATTACTTGCTCGGTTATAGCGTCCTCTGGTTTTTGGGCCTTCATGCAAAAAAGAGGCGAAAGAAGAGACGTCAAAACCGAAATGCTTATAGGGTTAGGTCACGATAGAATAGTGTATTTAGGTATGTGCTATCTTGAGCGTGGCGACTGGATAACCCAAGACGAATACGAGAACCTTAACGAATATCTGTATAAGCCTTATGAGAAAATGGGTGGAAACGGCTCTGCCAAAAGAATAATGCAGGAAGTTAATAAGCTACGTATTTGCAAAGCGGTATATAAAGTTGGGCGAGAGTCTACTTGCGAAATGGCAAGAGGCGGAATATAATTTAAAATTAGAAGGAGAACCAATCACCATGCCAAACAAAATCACTCTAGAATGGCTTTATGCCGCAGGCGTCCGTGCAATTAAAACAGTCGCCCAAACAGCTCTTGCAATGTTCACTGTAGGACAGACCATAACGGCTATTGACTGGCGAACGATCGTCGGTGTATCCGTTGTGGCTGGAATATACTCCATTTTGACAAGTATTGTCGGCCTGCCTGAGGTTGGTACGGACGGTACTCTAAAAATTGACACCTCAAACCCTACAAAAGATACATATTTGCTCGCTTTAGATACACCACTCGAGACTATCGGCACAAAAAAGGTAGTAAAACTCACTGTGGATGCTACGGCCGACCTCTCGCAAAAATAACTTACCCTTTAATAGGAGACTGGGATTAAAATACAGGGTACTAAAGAAAAACGAGGGTAAGGCGTATGAGCATTATTAAATGGAGTAAGCGAACAAACAATTTAAAGAAAGAGATTGAATCAGTATTGATCTATATGCGAACATTATCACCCGACTCAGCAGAATATACTGCCGCGGCAAAGAATCTGGAGATACTTTGTAATACGCAAGGTAAAGACAAAGACCGAAGGATTAGTCCGGACACAATTGCCGTGGTAGCAGGAAACATTGTTGGGATAGTGATAATAGTTTGGTATGAGCAATTAAATGTGATCTCATCAAAGGCGTTAAGTTTAATTATTAAAGGGCGTGTGTAAAAGCACGCCTTCCCCTTTTTTTAAAAAGAAGCGGCTGTTACAAGGCTTCTTCTTTTTTCTTTATCCAAAATATTGACATTATAGGAGTTTATTATGCGTGAAATGAAAAGAGAAGTATTACTAGAAATGCTTGCTGAGGAGGCTTGTGAGCTCGGTCATGCGGCGTTGAAAATGGCCCGTATATTGCGTGGCGAAAATCCTACGCCTGTGACGCCCGAAGAAGGCGCTTACAACCTCATTGAGGAGTATACGGACGTTATACAATGTGTACGCAAGCTAGAATTGTTGGTCAATGAAGAGCAAATAATCGTCAAACAGAAGCGTTGGGAAGATAGATTACATAATGGAGGTATAGCATGATACATGTGGTTGTGCTGAATGGTCTACCAGAGAACGGCAAAGACACGTTTAGAGAATATTGTGCCGATTTTTGCAAGAAAAATGGCGCCGAGGTAATGTATCGGTCAAGTATAGAGGTGCCTAAAGAGATTCTACGTACGTATTTTGGCTGGGCAGGCGACTCCCATAAAAATGAGTTCTGGAGAGCCGCTTTATCTGAGCTGAAGGCTTTTTGGGTTAAAACATGCGATGGTCCGACTAAGTTTTGCCTCGATAATATCGTGAAGCTTAACTCGATATGCAAAGATACGGACGAGGTATCCACTCAACTTACGCATTGGTTAACAACCGGTCACACGCCACAATTCGATTCAATAAACCACTTGGCTATGAAAGACGGATTCTTCTTTACTGATATACGAGAGCCGGCAGAGATATCCAAATTGCAAGAGGCGATTAATAATGTAACGAGCTTTGACGTCGACTGCTCTACGGTATTTATTGTTAGACCTGGTAAACATAAGGTGTGGAATAATCCGTCCGACGATCTTGTGGCGGAGTTTACGTACGACTATACGATTGATAATTCATCAGTCGAGATTGCCTTGTCAGAAAAAGCGGAAAGAACTATACAAAATATTATTAATCGGTCGCATAGAAAACGTAGCCTCTAATAGAAAACTATACTTGAGAGGAGATACTATGAAAATCACCGATATGTTTGTATCAGCGATACTTAAGAGAGGAATACTATACGAGGCTCGTAACGTGGACGTGGAATTTACAGTTCCGCAGACAGTTACGGAGACAAATATAGGACCAATCACAAAAGATATTAAGATACATTTTAAGGCGGATCACATGACATTGAGAATCGAGAAAGATAAGGGAGAGGGAGCTTAGGCTCCTTCTTTTTCTCTCGCATCGTTTACATCTCCTCTAATAGAGATTAAAATCATAAATTAAGGAGATTATAGACATGAAAGAAATAGGTTTAGCGATTGGATTAGTCAGCATAGCAGTAGGTGTTATATATGGCGGATACAAACTAACTGATAAAATAGTGGATAAAGCCCATGATAAATGGTTGAGAAAACGTACAAAATTTATAAAAAGAAAGAGCGCTTAGGCTCTCTTTTTATCGCGATGATTACACATCCTATAATGAAATTAAAAACATTAAAGGAGATAACGATATGAAAAACGAAGAAATTATCCGCACCGCATTAACAATAGCTGGGGTAGTAATATGTGTAAAATACATAGTGATACCGATAGTTATGGTTACGGCAACCGGAATTGATAATCTGACAGAACAGCATCGTTTCAACAAAAGAATGAAACAAGGTTTGAAAGATGGAAGCATAATTAAAGTCGATGGTCAATACTACGAAGTAGAGACCGCGGAAGAAGATTAAGCTTCTTCTTTTTCGCGTGAAAAACCTCTACTATAATAGAACCATATTTGAGAGGAGAGTTTATTATGACTTATAAACAAATAGAAACCAGCCGAGAGATTAGGCTTTGGATAGGGCAACTTATAGTACCAGCAGTTACATTAGCTACGACAATTATAATAGCCAATCCGGAGTTTCGTCATGCGGCAGCAACAAAATTTACGAACATCAAAAATTCAGTTAAGAATACAGTTAAAAGAAAGGGAGCTTAGGCTTCCCTTTTATCGCGATGATTACACGTCCTATAATAGAACTATATTTAGGAGGAAAAGTAAATGGAAAACAAATTAAGAGTAATACTTATGGGAGTTAGCTTAGGAGCGACGGTACTACAGATATACTGGACAGTACATTCGATCGGCGTTAATAACCGTACAGCAAAAGCTGAAGAAAGAATTGCAGATGCTTTGGAATCAAAAAATGGTTAAAAGATTGGAGCTTAGGCTCCTTTCTTTGTCTCGCGGAGTTTACATTGCTTATTATAGAATAATTTAAGGAGAGTATGATGAGTGAATTAGAAAAAGCGCTTAGAAGTAGTTTTAAAGATTTAACCAAAGAAGAATTGACAGACTTACTTGTGGCGGTTATTGAAGACGGTCTTCATCGACGAGGGCCTAAAAAGAAAACATTAGAGAAAGAGAGTTAACTCTCTCTTTTATTTGTCTCGCGGAGACTACTTAGCCTATAATGAAATATAAATGAAAGGAGTCCTGATTATGAAGAAAGCAATATACATCATCATAGGAGCAATTGGCGCAATAACAATGATTGTTGTGCTACTATTCGGATCTGATGATATTAAAACAAAATATCATAAATGGATGAAGTCATTGTAGTAGATTACAGGAGAGGCGGTTTAACAGCCGCTTCTTTTATTTGCCTCGCGAGAATTACAAAGCCTCTAATGAAGAGTAAGCTAGTTTAAAAAAGTTAAAACGCCTTGAGTGATCAGGGAGAAATCGGTTCGAATCCGAGGGCTCTTTATTTTTTGCCTCGCGTAGATTACATAGTCTCTAATGAAAGATTATTAAAAAAATAAGGAGACTTTATTATGAAAAATTTAGTTAAAGCATTAGCATGGAAGATCATGTTAAAAGCTATAAACGAATATCCAGAAGAGATGCTCGAGATAATTAATGATGAGAAAAAAAGAAGGGAAGCTAAATAGGCTTCTCCTTTTCGCGTAGATTACATAGTCTCTAATGAAGAGGAGAGGTAAACTGTCAGCAGGCTTCGATGCCTGCCCGGAAACGGAAAGGAGTTGACTACCAGCGGTTATTAGAACTAGATCTGGATACACTCATCCTCTTTATTTTTTTGCCTCGCGAGAATTACACAGCCTATAATGAAAAGGAAACGACGTAGCGATACGAATGTAGGTACCAGAAAGAAGGTCCCCGCGTCGTTATAATAGGAAGCAGTTCGACACTCGCAGACACCTTTTTTATTTCGCCAAGTTTACATATCAGTATAATATTTTTATTTTGAAAGGAGAAATCATGATTAACTCACCAACCGCAATAAGCATGGAAGAGCTCGTAGAAACGCTTAATAATGCTAGTCAAAAGTATTACTCCGGAGACAGTGATGAGACGCCGATCTCGGACGCTAAGTACGATAAGCTATTAAGTGATTTGTTATATTTAGAGGACAAGAACGGATATCGTCTACCAAACTCACCGACCTCAAGAGTGGGTTTCGAGGAGACGGACGGTAAAGTAAAGCACTATGCGCCCGTACTCTCACTTAAGGATACGAAGAGTCTAGATGAACTCTTTCATTTTCTTGGAGATAATGAGGGCGTATTATCATGGAAACTTGATGGCGTATCCATCGTGCTGCATTACAAATATGGTAATCTTGTAAAAGCACTAAGCCGTGGCGATGGGCAATATGGTAAAGATATCACTAAAAATGTTATGCTTATGCGATATGTACCCAAAACCCTGTCAATTAAAAATGACGTTATTATCCGTGGTGAAGGTTGTATGTCGCTTAAGGATTTCGATCAAATAAAGAACACTCAAGAGGGCGAAAGATATAGCAACCCTCGTAATCTAGCCAGCGGACTAATAAATGGGACAAAAACCACAAATGTTCTACTCAGACATATGAGCTTTGTAGCCCATTCAGTTACTTTAATGGAAGGCTACGGACGTCAACTTACTACAAGATATGAGCAGTTCGATTATTTAAATCAACTTGGTTTTAGAGTTGTGCCTCATGTAAGGGTTGTGAATTACGAGCTAAAAAAAGAGATTGCGTGGTTCTCAGATGCAGTTGAGAGTTTTGAGTTTCCTACAGATGGGCTTGTGCTGGCGCTCAATGATCTAGAATATAGTGATTCTCTTGGATTTACAGCAAAATATCCTAAACATAGCATGGCGTTCAAGTGGGTCGACACAATGGCACGCACTAGAGTCGTCGATATGAAATGGAGTGTTAGTCAAACCGGGCTTATTACTCCAGTGGTTCTACTTGAGCCTGTACAGCTTGAAGGAACAGTTGTTAAGAGAGCCAATCTCCACACACTTAAGCGCTTCAAAGAACTCGGCATCGGTAAGGGTGATATCCTGCAAATCTATAAGGCTAACAAGATAATTCCCGAGGTAGAAGAGAATATGACAAGGAGTCGTACGGAGGAGTATCCAAGATTCTGTCCGAAATGTGGAGCAGAAACCAAAGCAGTCATAAGTGAGAAAACGGAGAAGTTATATTGTACTGATTGTGCTAAATAACTCGCGAAAATTACACCGCCTTTAATAGAAATTATATTTGAAAGGGTGGCAATCACTATGACTAAAAAGATTAAAGTTATAACAAACAAAGAAGCAGGATTTAAAATTCATGAGCTAGTTTCGAAGTATACAACAAACGGATTACTAAGTAAACCAATGGTACGTATACATCCGAACAAGCAAGGGAAAATTGAGATCGACTTCGCATGCAGCGTTACAAAAGTTAGTAAATTTAGAAGAGAATTACACGCATTGACAAATGAAGGTTTCGAAGGAAGAATAAGAATTGGAGCTTAGGCTCCTTTCTTTTAATTTTGTAAAGGAGAATTCACCATGGAATTAAAAGCTATCGCAAGGAATCTCGGAGATGTGATTAGTCAAAATAGCCCAACCATTCTTACCGGTCTTAGCGTCGGCGGACTTCTGACGACCACCATATTGGCAGTTAGAGCAACGCCTAAAGCGATGACAATACTAGACAACCATGATCTTTTAATAGAGGATATGACAAAACGAACAATTGTTGGACTCACGTGGAAATGTTATATTCCGGCAATGGCTACTGGACTAGCCACAATTGCTTGTATTATCGGCGCAAACCATATTTCTTTACGTCGTAATGCGGCGTTAGCAAGTCTGTATGGCCTAACAGAAGCGGCATTCAAGGAGTATCAAGCAAAAGTTGTCGAGACGATTGGTCGCAGCAAGGAGTTAAAAGTGCGCGACGATATTGCCGAGGACCAGGTCAAGCGTAATCCGGTGGGTACGAACGAAGTCATTTTCACTGGTAAAGGCGACGTTCTATGCTATGACAGTCTAAGTGGTAGGTATTTCAAGTCGGATATTGAGCAAATAAGACGATCGGTTAATACTCTAAATAGAGAGCTACTTACCGATATGTTCTTAACGCTAAATGACTTGTATTATGCGCTTGGTTTATCTGGAACAAAACTCGGCGATGAGATGGGCTGGGATATTGACAAGGGTCTTCTCGAGATAAATTTCAGCGCACAAGTTACCGAGAACTTTGATCCATGTCTTGTGTTGAATTATGACCTGACGCCGCGATTTATTAATAAATAAAGGAGAATCGCCATGTCAGTACAAATTAAAGATTTTTGCATTAAAAATAACCTTCAGATTGAGAATATTAATTGTTCTCATTGCGGTTATGTGCATCCGTCGGTTAATCACGCACTATATTTAATACCAAATACTTGCCCGATTTGCAAACGTGATATAACAATAGTATGCATATATAATAAATAAAGGAGAAACCAAATGAGAACAATTAAAGCTGGCTACGAAATAATGGATGACATCGATGGAAAAGCCATATTGCAAAAGCTCGAGAAATGCGGACGTGTTTGTTACAAATCCGAGGATAAAATCACAGACGTATCAGCGTTAAGTTTTGTCCGCGGCATAATCAAAAGCGGACATGAGTCCGTGATCGAGCATGTAAGCTTTACAATAAAATTCATCGTCGACCGCGGTGTATCACATGAGATCGTCAGGCACCGCATCGCATCCTTCTCGCAAGAATCCACAAGATATTGCAATTATGGCAATGCTAAGGAAATTGTCTTGATCGAACCGTGCTTCCTTGATGAGCGCGACTATAATCAGACAAGAAAATGGTGGATCGCTGGATGTTATGAGGCCGAGAACTCATATTTGAAGATGCTCGGATTGGGCGCAACACCGCAAGAAGCACGATCGGTACTACCAAATAGTCTTAAAACGGAGGTTGTCATGACCGCTAATTTGCGTGAGTGGCGGCATTTCTTAAGGCTACGTACGTCAAAGGCGGCTCATCCTCAGATGCGAGAAGTAACAATTCCACTTCTTGAGGATCTAAAGCGGCAAATACCTGTTATATTCGACGATATCCAGTATTAATTAAATATTGAAGGAGAAATTTCACCATGACAATTAAAGATTTTTGCATTAAAAATAACCTTTATCATTCCGACGACCAAGTAGGTGATGTCGGCGATCTGAGCGATGGATACCACACGTTCAATGACTTATATGAGCAGAGATGCGTGTTATTTGCCGCCCTATGCAATACTTTCGCCGATAAGGCCTGGAAATCATACAAACACTCAGACGGAGAAGACTGCTTCGGTGGTGGATGGTTTATTGTAGGAATTAGTACACCTGATGGTCAATATAGCTACCACTATGAGAATAAGAACTGGGACATGTTCGAATGTAAAGAAGTCGAACTTGCTCCCGAATGGGATGGTCACACCGATAAGGATATTAAGCGGCTATTGTCTCTCAACCGAGTCGAGGAAGGATCAATGACTGAATGGGCTAAAAAAGAAGTTGAGCTTGCGTGCGTGATGGAGCGAGCCGACTCAGATGTACAATCTCCTGGTTGGGATTACGGTTGTGCTTGCTACGAGAGTGCTTTTAAGGCTCTTAAGAGTCTGTCGAGTGACGGCCATAGTGGTTTTAGCATTATGATGACAAAGCATATCCTGAACCGTCTGATCGATGGTAAAGCATTAACACCCATCGAGGATACAGATGATATTTGGAGAGAGTGTTGTAGAGAAAAAGGTCTCGGCTATACAACATATCAGTGCGAGCGTATGAGCTCTCTCTTCAAGGACGTCTATATAGATGGAACGGTTAAATATCACGATGTCGATGCGTCGTACTGTGTCGATATAAGCAATGATAGCACTTATACGAACGGATACGTACGTAGCCTGATTGATGACCTGTATCCGATCACAATGCCATATATGCCCGGCGAGGCAACTAAGATCTATTGTGAAGACTTCTTATTCGATCCAGAAAATGGCGATTACGATACGAAGGGAATATTCTACATTATCCGACCAGATGGAGAGCGGGTAGAAATAAACCGCTTCTTCAAAGAAGACGGACGTGATTGGACCGAGATCGATATTGGGGAATACGAGAAACGCAAAGTATTTTCTGCCCGTTTAAGGACAGAAAAAGCGTCATTCAGCATGACCATTAACAATTTAAATATGGCACAGCAAGAAAAGCTTTTATCTGAGCACCAGCCTCAGGTTGCAAGCGAGTGGGACGGCTTGTCTAGTAATACTCCGGAGGTAGCAGATGCCGAGACCTAAAATAATAGCGGTTGATTTCGACGGAACAATCGCTACCGATAAATACCCACTCGTCGGCGAGCCAATATACGCTACGATCGTCCGAATCCAGCAAGAGCAGAGAAATGGCGCTAAGATAATTCTATGGACAAACCGTACGGATAAGGCTCTTGATCGGGCAGTAGAATTCTGTCACGATTATGGTATATTGCTAGATGCAGTTAACGACAATATTCAATCGGTAATTGACACTTTCGGCTGTAACCCAAGAAAAATCTTTGCCAATGAATATTGGGATGATCGTATGGTCGCCCTCCCACATCTCAAGCATCCAGAAAGGCGATAACAATGAGTCAACAAAAATCGGCTAAAGATATTGCGTTCGACAAGGAGCGTTTAGCATATAGACAGAAAATAAACGCCCTTAACAATAAAATCGCGTATTGGGAGATTGAGTTCGAGAACGCTCAACTTAAATACAAGCATGCAGAGGATATCATTTTAAAACTTGACGAGGAGATTGATGTGCTAAGCAAGAAACTTGATATTCCTCGAGAAACTCTCCTTGCTGATATTGAGCGAACGAAGAAGGCCGCAGATGCGCTTGAGACTCTTCTCTCAATTCGCAGCCTCGCATAAATTACATAGCTTCTAATGAAGATAATACTAAAATAAAATTATATTTTGAGGAGAAATTACCATGGAAGAGAAACGTACATTAGGTGAAGTTATCAGCACAAACAAAGGAAGAATCATAAAAGGATCAGTAATTGTAGTCGGTATTGTGGCAGGGATTGTAATAATCAAGCTGCTGACAAACCAAGGCAATACGATGGTCGACGCGATAGAATCATTGAGCGCTGATAGAGTCATTTTGGACGGCATCAAAAACGTTGGCGATGTGGCCGAGGAAGTAGTCGAAGTAATAGTATAAAATGAAGGCGAAGGCATTAAGGAAACTTAGTGTCTTCGCTTTACTTAAAATTATGGAGCGTGAAAAATGCCAACAAGAAATGAAAGAGACAAGGCCGTCATACTGAAGCGACAATTTTACATACAACTCGCAGTTACACTTGGTATATTAGCCGTTATATTCATCGTCATGCTTGCTCAGGCATCGAGAGGTCTTAGTGCAATGAGCGAAGTGTCACCGGTTGTCATCGAGAGTCCGTCGCCAAGTGTTGAGATTTTGCCGATAGCCGTGGTATCCGTCGAGCCAAGTCTTAGTCCAGAACCAATATTGCGATATGGTTTTACTGATGATGAGGTATATTTACTAGCCCAATTGCTTTGTGGGAGTAAGGATACGGACGGAGATGGTGAGTACGACTTTGACTTTAAGAAAGAACTTGACTACAATGAGATATCAAAGGTGCTTTGCGTGGTTATGAACCGCGTACGATCGGATAAATATCCAGATACTGTAAAAAAGGTAGTAATGCAGATGGGTCAATTTAGTGTAATGCCCGAAAATTCACATAAAACGGTGTCAAGTGTGGCAATCAATGAGACAAAAGCATGGTGTGATGCTTACGACAGCTTCGATCCCGGCGCTCAAGTCTGTCCGGAAGACCATTTATATTTTAGTGGTAATGGTTTTATCAATGTAACTCGCTGAGATTACATACCCTCTAATAGAAAGGAATGTGATTTATGAATACGGAAAAAATAAAATCCATGTTACCTATGCTTAAGAAATATGTACCGATAGTTCTTTCGCCGAGAGGAATGAAGGAGTTTGGAAAACATATGGCTTATACAAGAGGGTATATGCAGGGATATCTAATTAGAACTGGTAGAATAAATGAATTTACAGATAAAGAGGGAGCTTAGGCTCCTTTCTTTCGCTGAGAAAACATACCCTCTAATAGAACTATATTTGAGAGGAGAATCACATATGAATACAGCGATTACGGTAATAAAAACAGTAGGAAGCTTAGTGGTTTCAATAGGAGTAGGGTCAGTAGCGGCTAATATTATAAAGGCGACGACACCAGGTAATGCAAAAGCATTTGCTAAGATATGCATTGGTGTGGGAAGTTTCTTTATAGCAGGAGTAGCTAGCGGAATGGCCAGCGACAAATTTGAGGACACAGTGGACAAGGTTGGAGACATCATAAAGAAATGGACATCAAAAGATGAACCCCAAGAAGAAGTAATATAGAAGGAAGCTTAGGCTTCTTTCTTTTCTAACTTGAAAGGACGATCTCACCAATGAAAGTAAAAATAGGAGATAAAACGGTAGATAGTGAAGACGAGCCAATACTAATTACATTAGAGCCTTGGGAAAAGCAAGTGATTATCGATAGTGGAGAGAAGGATCATTTCTGCTTTTTTCCAACATCATCTGTAATCCAGGACATTCAAGATTTTATGAAGGAGAAAGAATTACCATGGTGGAAAAAAGTATAAGTAAAATCAGAGTAAGAGATCTAGCCGTTGTTGCCCTCACTATAGTTTTCATAGTACTTAAATTAAAAGGAGTCATTGCCTGGTCTTGGCTATGGGTCTTATCTCCACTGTGGATTTGTGTTGTGGTGGGCGTTATTGCGTTTATCGTTGGTTTAATAATTATAAGGAGGAATTACAAATGAGATATAAGCAAAAGAAGTCGAGCATTCTGTTCGATCTGATCATGACATTGCTAACCGGCGGCCTGTGGCTTATCTGGGTACTCATCAGATATTTGAGGACGCATTAACAAATTATTAAAACTTGAAGGGAAGTACTCACCATGCTAAAATCGAGTTTAAAGATCGGGGACACGTATACGCGGGGCCAGCAAGAAAGAACTATAGTTGGAATAACAGACACCCTAATCTATTATGTTACAAAAACCGACAAGAAAACAAACGCCAAGTATAAACTAGACTTCAAACACGGATGTGTTGTTGAAGAGTTTGTCGAGTGGATTGCTAAAGCAGATATGCTCGGTTCTTCCTTGGAGCAGCTTGATGTACCTAAATATACCGCGGCTCAAAAAAGAGCAACATACTTAGCTCGTAGTCGCCAATATTTCAAATATAAATGCGAGAAACTTAGAGAAAATTTTGAATTTGATAGCTGGGCATACCAAGGTCTGAATTGGGGAGATTGGGATAATTATATAGTACGCCTTATATGTCACAGTCTTGGCGTATGCACGATTGACCAGCTTCATGAGTCGGAAATAAAAGCTGCTAATGATCTAGCAGTTAACATAATAGATCTTATATTTGAGACGAATGTTGCGGCGTTGATTCGTAAGGAAAAGGGGAAGCCAAATGAATAGACAAGCACGGCGTCACCAACCGGCAAAAGTAAAGCCTAAAATTAATGTCTCGACGATGATCTCAAGAGAGATTGACCTGCGTAAGGACTTTAAGAAAGAAACTGGCGAGATAATAAAAGATACCTGCACGATGTACAGCATAGCGTTGGCAATGGTGCTTGCGGACAAATATCACCAGACGGGCGACCAAATAACTGCTGTACTTAGCGCGGTAGAGAAGCTCTCAATTGAATTTCTCGAGGATCGCTTGAGTATAGGCGATTGTCGGCGTGCGTTAATCGAGGATCTTGACTTATATATCGGCGACGAAAATACTTACAAGCAGTTAGAGACCTGTTAATAATCTTGAAAGGGAGAAATCACCATGAGAATATCAAATAAACCACCAATAATTACCGTTTGCGGAAGCTCTCACTTTAAAAAAGAGCTTGTAGAGGCAGTGCGTAGGCTCACATTAGAGGGTAATATTGTACTGTCATGTCCGTTTTACAATGATACGGACGAAAAATCACTTACCGAGAAGCAAATAACCCTCCTTGTATGGCTGCGCAAGCATGAAATTGAATTGTCTGACTCGATTTATGTAGTTAACCCGGGCGGTTATATCGGTGGATCAACAATGGACGAAATTAAATATGCGACCTACATGAGTAAAACGGTCGTATTTATGGAGGAGCATATATGAACGAAGATAAAGAGATGCTAAAAGATACATTTCCTTCCAATTCTAAGACGAAAAGGATCGAAAAGTCCTCTGCTAGCGAGCAAAAAGGACCAAAAATCGAGAAAATAGTTGTCGGTACGGTCAAAACTCAGAAGAAATCCTTCAGTAAGAAGCTTGCTGAGACTTTTCTTGAGGATGACACTAAAAGTGTTGGTAATTATATCTTCCATGATGTCCTTATACCGGCGGCAAAGGCCGCAATAAGTGATATGGTCGGCGGTGGAATTGAGATGCTGCTCTTCGGCGAGAAGCGTGGTGGTCGCACCCGCAGAGAAGGCGGTAAATCCTTCACAAGTTATGGCTCATATTACGGCTCAAGTGACCGTAACAAAGACTCCTTAAGAGATAAAGATCGCGGAAGTCGTGAAATATCTAAGCAAGGACGGAGTAGACATGATTTTGACGAGATTGTACTGGAGACTCGCGGAGAAGCTGAGGAAGTCCTGTCATCTCTTGTGGACCTCACTATTGATTACGGTATGGCAAGCGTAGCTGATTTGTATGACATGGTCGGTATTGCTAGCAACTTTACCGACAACAAATATGGTTGGCTTGACTTACGCGATTCTAGTGTTAGACGTGTGCGTAGTGGATATCTTCTAAACCTTCCACGGACGCAGCCTTTGGATTAGGGTGACGAGTATGTTTTATGCACTAATCAGAGACTTTGGGTTGGTCATCACAATGAGATATAGCCCATTTGGCATGTCAATTTTATTCGAATCTGGTAATGGTCAATACGGATATAAGAGAATTGTCTCACATGCAGAGATATCACAGAGTAATATTGAGGCGTTAATATCAGAGGAGACTCGTCATATTTTTACAAATCTCAAATTAGAAACTATGAACGGTGAGGATCCATCATGATGATACGTACTAACTTCGACGGATCCTATAACAATAAACTGCGTATAGGTGTAATAGGGTATAACTCTAAGATCGTACAGTACACGGTATTGCCACAGATAAAAGATTTAGAACTTGCTAACGGCCAGCGTGTAGGCAGATTTGCTAAGGGTAGTTTCTTCACAGATGACTGTGAGTATTTTGTATTAAACGGTAATGAGGATCGTCTTAGAGGATTCTATCTCGACCAGCTAATTATTGCCGACGACCGTAGGTGGGATGTCTTATATAATCAAGCGTCGCTTATTGATAAGGCGCGCGCGTTATTGATTTGCTCGGACGTCCCTTCTGAGCATCAAATCATAAAATTACAATTAGATTAAGGAAGAATTGGAATAATGCTTAAAGTACAATGTATTTATGTTACACCGGACTTCCCTGAGGAAATCTATCCTGGCGGCGAATATCTTATGGACACGGCTGACGGTCGTATGGAGAAGAATTGGGAGATTGTCGCTGCTGTATATACGACGAACAAACTTTTCCTTGGCTACCTCAATAAGAAGCATTTCAAAACTATGCCGGACGGCTACAGCCATAAACACTCACGAGCCATGCTAAATATGGCCAAAGGAGATAAGTGAGATGACTAAAACATATTACAATATTTGCCCTAATTGTGGGGCGAACCTCGATCCTTGTGAGAGTTGCGATTGTATGGATGAGAAAGAAGGAGATACCGATGATAGAAGTAATTAGAGACTCCAGCTCGGATAGTCGGGCTACGGATGGTAAAGTAACTATCGGCAAACTTGAGCTGGCTACGGCCTTGCATATTGACGAGGTGGCCGCAGGGCTGGATTTCTTCTCTGATATGCTAAAAGAAGCTGGTAGACGCCATGATCGCACAAAAGTTCTAGACATGGTCGATTTCCACGCCGCTTTGCAATCCGGCAATATTAAAAAGAGCCAGTGGTACAAGATGCATATTAAAGAGGAGCGTCACCATCTTAAGGCTAACGTGCCTTAGGATAGTACGCTAATCGACGTGCTAGAGCACCTGACAGATTGTGTGATGGCTGGGTCGGCAAGAACCGGTGAGATATTTGATCAGGAGCTTACGGACGAGGTCTTGCAAAAGGCGCACAAGAATACCATAGAGCTGCTGAAGAGGCAGGTCGCAGTGTTTGGCGTAGATAAATCGGAGGTAGACGATGATAGATCTAAATCCTGAGTATCAAGACGAGGTCAAGCATAAGAAAAATGACATGGTCGGTGTGGTAATTGCTAAGTATGTTGAGGGTAATGTTATATATCTCGACGTACGTGGCTATGACGACCGTATATACTACCGCACACCAATGTCTAACTGGGAAGTAGTGCGCCTTAGAGCGACTATTGAAGAGTAACTCGCAAAAATAACATACGCTCTAATGAGAGGGAACGTAATAACAATTGGGGCTTAGCCTTGCAGAAGACAAGGAGATGCAATAACAACAAGGACGTAGCCCTCCTCTTTTGTCTCAGATTAAAAAAGGAGAAACACCATGAATAATAATATCCCAGAGGAAATTAGAGAGCGCATGGGTCTTGTCTACGAATGGAATCTATTGGCTGATAATATCAATCGAGAGTATGATGAACTCGACCGACTTGAGCGGGAAATTCTAAGAATTGAAAAACGCAAAGACGACCTTAAAGCCCGAATTGCTCGGGACGAAGAGCGTTTTAATGCTGCTCTAAAACGAATCATTTAACAAAATTAATATTAAAAAGGAGAAACACCATGAAATTTACTAAATTAGCAAACGGCCTGTCCAAGATGACCGGACGTAGCGGTCTTGTTATCCAGAAGCACAGCCCAGAGATCCTTCTTGTTATGGGTATTGCCGGTACGGTTGTATCTGCGGTATTAGCTTGCAGATCGACACTTAAAGTTGAGGGGGTCCTCGACGAGCATAAAGAGAAGATAGATAAGATCTCTGAGGTGTGGGAGAAAGTCAAAGAGGGCGAGATTGCTCTTGACGAGTACTCCGAGACCGACCATAAGAAAGATCTGACCGTGGTCTACACTCAGACGGCCGTTGAGTTCATCAAGCTGTATGGCCCCGCTATAACCCTTGGCGTTGCGTCTATCGCTTGTATTATCAGCGGGCATGGTATTATGCAGAAGCGCAATCTCGCTCTTGTAGCGGCTTACAAGGCCGTTGAGGAGGGTTTTAACGCCTATCGCAAGCGTGTTACCGACGAATATGGCGAAGAAACCGATTATATGTTTAAAAATGGTCTGCATTCTGAGACTGTGGTTGAGACAGAAGTCGGTGAGGACGGTAAGATCCGCAAAGTCAAGAAGACCAAACTCAAATCCGAGGATCCGAACGGACTCAGCGTATATGCTAGGTTCTTTGACGAGAGTTGTGCTCAGTGGACTAAGACTCCCGAATACAACTTCATGTTCCTCAGAGCCCAGCAGAATTACCATAACGACTTGCTAAAAGCACGCGGACATGTCTTCTTGAATGAGGTATACGACGCGCTTGGTATCCAGAGAACGCAGGCTGGCTCTGTGGTTGGTTGGGTTATCGGCGATGGCGACAACTTCATCGACTTTGGTATATTCGACGCTGACCGCGAGAAGGCTAGAGACTTTGTCAATGGCTACGAGCGTTCGATCCTGCTCGACTTCAACGTGGATGGGGTTATCTACGACCTTATTTGAAGGCGTGACGGCTTAGATGCCATAGGATCGGGTAACAAATGGCGAGATGAGCTTGACTATCCGGAAATATATACTTGCTACTAGGAGGCTATCATGGACGAATATGATGCTATTTTATCCTTGAGTTACGATCCCGTAGAGAATGCTTTTTACGATGACTGTGGTTTTAGGATTATCAACATACTCGAGGTGATAGCCCCTAATGACATATTCTTGTTCCGAAAAGACCACGAGCGTAATCTAATTGTCGACCGTGAATATCCAAGGATCTTATATGAAATAACTATTGACCAGTAAATCTGGCAAAGAAAGAGTGACTATTATGCATAAAGAGATACTTAGCAAATTCAAAGAGCTTTGCCCAACCATCATTTGTAAAATGTGGTGGAAGAAAGGCCATAACGCTATCAAAATCCGCACGGACGTTTCCGACGTCGTCTTTACCTACAATGATAAGGACGATTGGAAAATCGAGACAAAGAAAATGTTCGAGGCGGCCGAAGCTAAGGCTTAACCACCGGTTATCGGAGCAAGAAAACACAGATTACGCTCGGGTCGACTTATAAAAAATATTATCTTGAAAGGGAGATTAATCACCATGAATAAACAAATTATTGCTAGGATCGCGATATTCGGCTTAGGTATAGGTGTTGGATTCCTTATTGCTAAGAAATACTACGAGCACGTTGTGCAAGAGGAAATAGAAAGCGTTAAGGAGCATCTTGGATCGCACATTCCCGGCTTGTATAGGAAGGACTGGGGAACGATGGATGATAACCGATCAAAATCAGACGACGGCCACACAGGAAATGATCCGTCAGTTGCGCCGGATGATAGTAAATTTCGTACGGCCGCAAATCCTATGAGTAGATCGTCTTTGGATAACAACCCTTATGAGCAAGCTAAGAAGAACTATTCCTTAGTGAAGCCGGTTGTTGAAGAGGAAGAAGATTGTGATGAGGATACGGACGCCGCTGGTATGACTGAGGCAGATAGTGAAAGAATGTCTGAGATTATACGGACGCTTCCTTATATTATTGACGATCAGTCGTTCTGCGAGGAGTATAACAATCATGATAAGATATCGTTGTATTACTACAGGGCGGATGATGTCTTGTGTGAGGAGAGCGAGGAGATTATTGATGACGTTGAGGGTACGATCGGATATGACGCACTAGCTAAGCTGGACACTCAGACGTCCGTATGGGTACGCAATGAGCCTCTAGCAATCGATTATGAGGTTATTTCGCTGAATAAATCGTATGCGGAAGTAGTCCTTGGGGTTGGTGTAGATGTAAATTTAAGCCCCAGGGAGAAGTATTTGAGGCAGCAAAGGAGGAAAGAAAACGGTGAGGAATATTCACGGCGTGAAGAATAAGTACTTTAAATTCTTGTGTGGTCTTGTGGTACGAGATGGCATGGGTAAGGATACGTACGATCTTCTTTTGAGAGAATTATATGGGGTTGACTTCTATTCGTTGATCCCGAATGATGATAATAGAGGCGAGGATGGTAAACAATTACGCCACAAATTTATAGATGAGGGAGGGCAACAGGCCCTTTCTCTGTCCGGTTTTTATATGAGTGGGCAGCAAGAAGAGCCTTGTACAGTGCTTGAAATGTTGATTGGATTGGCCTTTAGACTTGAATTTGAGGTTGCAAACAGTCGTTGGGAGAGGCATCCGAGCGAGTGGTTTTGGATATTGATCGATAATTTAGGTCTTAGTTGGTGTGATAATGCGGCGTTTCAAGAGGAGGATACTGTTGATTTTGTCAGCAGAAAGGTGGCCGAACTGCTCCAAAGACACTATAAAGATGACGGAAATGGCGGTTTATTCCCTCTAAAAGACCCTAAAAAAGATCAAAGAAGGATCGAAATTTGGTATCAAATGAGTGCATATATGCTCGAAAACTACCCGATTTAGCATTTTTAAAAGTGTAACAAAACGTAACAAAAGTGTAACAAAACGTAACAAATGTTACACTTTTTTTTCGGAAATTTTTTAACCCTACATTTCGGGTTTTGAAGAAAAGTGATTTTGTTACGAAAAAACGTAACAATGTTACACTTTTGTTACACTTTTGAAAACCCGCAAACCCTTGCAATTACTAGGTTTTTGGGCATTTTGTTACAATGTTACACTTTTTTCTCCTATTATTGTACGGAAAGTATAAAAATAATGAAAAATATACATTTCTATATATTAATAGGGAAATGGGTGTAAAAGTGTAACAAGTGTAACATCTCCTAAAAAATACCAGTCTCAAGCGAAAGGAGGACAACCCGTGGATTTCTATCAAATTGTCGAGGCGGAAGAGACTACTAAGAAAAAGAAGACGCTTAAGATATATCCAGACTTCAAAGCGTGTCGTTCGAAGGATTTGATGATTCGCGGGAGATCATTTTATGCCATATGGGACGAAACCAAACAAATGTGGTCAACCGACGAGTATGATATACAGCGGTTAGTTGATCGTGAGTTAAACGAAAGAAAACAAAAACGAGAAGATGACGGTTATGACGGCGAGATTCAAGTGAAGAGCATGCTGAGTTTCTCATCTAATATGTGGAGAAATTATCGTGCGTTCATTCGAGAGATGTCGGATAACTCTCATCAATTAGATAACAACCTTATATTCTCGAACACGGAAGTAAAGAAGAACGACTACGTTAGCCGTAGACTACCATATCCTCTTGAGGAAGGCTCTATAGAAGCTTACGACAAATTGGTCGGCACACTTTATGATCCGGAAGAAAGAGCGAAGCTTGAATGGGCAGTTGGCGCTATTGTCGCTGGCGACGCAAGAAACATTCAAAAGTTTATAGTGTTATATGGCGAGGCCGGCTCTGGTAAATCGACGTTTCTTAATATAATACAAAAATTATTCGACGGATATTATACGATGTTCGAAGCCAAGGCCCTTACGAGTAACGGTAATTCCTTTTCAACAGAGGTCTTTAGAAACAATCCTCTAATAGCAATTCAACACGACGGTGACCTATCAAGAATCGAAGATAACACAAAACTTAATTCAATCATATCTCATGAAGAGATGACAATGAATGAAAAGTTTAAACCATCATATACTAGCAGATCAAATGCATTTCTATTCATGGGCACAAATAAACCAGTTAAGATAACTGACGCTAAGTCGGGAATTATTAGACGACTCATCGATGTACGTCCAAGTGGTAACAAAGTTCCAACAAAACAATATCACACGTTGTTGAGTAAGACTGAGTTTGAGCTTGGGGCAATAGCCTGGCACTGCCTACAAGTATATCAAGAAATGGGTAAGAATTATTATTCAAGTTATCGCCCGTTGGAGATGATGTTCCAGACAGACGTATTCTTTAACTTTGTAGAAACCAATTACTGCATTTTCAAAGAGCAGAATGGAGTTACACTTGCCCAAGCGTACGATATCTATAAGTTATATTGCGAAGAGGCTCTTGTGGACTTTAAACTTCCACGACATAAATTTAGAGAAGAATTAAAGTCTTACTTTGAGAAGTTCTCGGATATGACGCGCATTGATGGTAAGCAGGTTCGCAGCTACTACTCTAATTTCTTAGTCGATAAGTTTACGGCAGTGGCAACGTCAAAGAAAGAAGAGAAACCTTGTTCGCTTGTTTTAGATGAGTGCATATCAATAATTGATGAGATGTTATCATCTTGCCCAGCACAATATGCAACCGCAAATGAGACACCAGAAAAGAAGTGGTCCGAAGTACAAACAAAACTCTCGGATATTAATACAAAGAATATTCACTATCTTAGACCACCAGTTAATCATATTGTAGTAGATTTTGATTTGAAGGATTCAACAGGTAATAAATCTTTAGAATTAAATCTTGCCGCAGCTAGTGAGTGGCCAACTACATATGCGGAGTTTAGTAAAAGTGGAGCGGGCATTCATCTTCATTATATCTATGATGGAGACGCAACTAAACTAAGTAGGGTATATTCGGAAGGAATTGAGATCAAAGTATTTAGTGGTCAAGCATCCCTAAGAAGAAAACTATCAAAATGCAACAAGTCACCAGTAGCATCTATCAGTAGTGGATTACCATTGAAAGGAGAAAAGATGATTAATTTTGATGTGGTTAAAAATGAAAAGGGTTTAAGAAATCTGATTCTTAGCAATCTCAATAAAGAAATTCATCCCGGAACAAAACCAAGCATCGACTTTATATTCAAGATACTAGGTGATGCATATGTGTCAGGTATGAAGTACGATGTGACAGATCTTAGACCTCGCATATTAGCGTTTGCAAATAATTCCTCTCACCAAGCGGATTATTGTATAAAGCTAGTAAATAAGATGCAGTTCGCTTCAGAAGAAATAAGCGAGCCATCCTCCGATTACAAAAGTGATGATTTGATATTCTATGACGTTGAGGTATTTCCGAATTTGTTCATCGTATGTTGGAAGGCTGAAAACAGAGATCCGGTAAAGATGATTAACCCCTCCGCAAAAGATATTGAAGAGTTGATGAGTTTTAAACTTGTTGGGTTCAATTGCCGGAGGTATGATAATCATATCCTATACGCAAGATATGTAGGATACACAAATGAGCAACTTTATCAACTAAGTCAAAAGATTATTAATAATAGTCGGAATGGCTTGTTCGGAGAAGCCTATAATATTTCATATACTGATGTGTATGACTTTGCTTCTGCTGGAAATAAAAAGGGTCTGAAAAAGTTTGAGATAGAACTAGGGATCCATCATCAAGAGTTAGGTCTTAAATGGGATGAACCAGTAGCAGAGAATATGTGGGAGACCGTTGCAGATTATTGTTGTAATGACGTTGTGGCGACAGAAGCGGTATTCTATCATCTATCTGGCGACTGGGCCGCGAGACAAATACTCGCCGAGTTGAGTGGTTTAACTGTAAATGACACAACAAACCAACACTCAATAAAGATTGTATTTGGTAATGAGAAACGACCACAGAGTCAATTCGTGTATACCGATCTTAGTGAGATGTTTCCAGGATACACATTTCAGAATGGTATTAGCACTTATCGAGGAATAAAAGTTGGTGAGGGCGGATATGTGTATTCTGAACCAGGCATGTATCCTAATGTTGCACTTTTAGATATCGCAGCAATGCACCCTACAAGTATTGAGCAGCTAAACATGTTCGGCCCCTATACTAAGAATTACAGCGATTTAAAGAAGGGTCGTATAGCGATTAAGCATAAAGACTTTGAATCGCTAAGAACTTTGTTGGGTGGTAAACTTGTACCGTTCATAGAAGATGCGCTAAGCGATAATCCAAGGTTTACTCTAAAGGATCTATCAAATGGCTTGAAGACGGCACTCAATTCTGCATATGGGTTGACCTCTGCGGCATTTGAGAATCCATTTAGAGACCCACGCAATAAAGATAATATTGTAGCCAAGCGTGGCGCCTTATTTATGATAGATCTTCAGTTCGCCGCTCAGGAAAGAGGGCTACAGGTCGCTCATATTAAAACAGACTCTATCAAAATACCAAATGCGACAGATGAGACAATTTCGTTTGTAATGGCATTTGGTAAGAAGTATGGGTATGACTTTGAGCACGAAGCAACGTATAATAAGTTCTGCTTAGTTAATGATGCCGTTTACGTGGCAAAGACAAATGAAAATAAATGGACAGCCACTGGCGCTCAGTTTGCACAGCCATATGTGTTCAAGACATTGTTCTCACATGATCCAATAGTCTTTGAGGATATGTCCGAGACAAAGACAGTTACCTCGGCATTATATCTTGATATGAATGAGGAGCTACCAGATGGCGAACATGACTATCATTTTATAGGTAAGGCTGGGGCATTCTGTCCAGTTCAACCTAATAGTGGTGGAGGAGTTCTTCTTCGAGAGAAAGATGAGAAGTATTATGCAGCAACTGGAACAAAGGGATATAGATGGCTTGAAGCCGAGATGGTTAAGATCCTCAATAAAGAAGATCGCATAGATCGAGGATACTATGATAATCTCGTTAATAACGCAGTCGACGATATTTCTAAGTGGGGAGATTTTGAGTGGTTTATATCAGACTCCGTCTCAGTCGAAACTATATCCGACAGTAATCCGATCGGTTTTGATGATTCACCACCATGGTTTTCTTCATGCGGAAATAATAATTATATCGATTGTGTAGGGTGCCCAGACTATATTCAAAAAGAAGGCGTACCAAACGAATGTAAACTAGGCTATGATTGCCTACCATTTTGAAAGGGGAATAACAATGGTTAAGAATAATATAGTAATAGAGGGAGCACGTATAGGCTTCCGTAACTTCAGCGGTAAAGAGGGAAAATACAATCCGGAAGGACGACGTAACTTCTGTGTATTTCTAGATGAAGATCTAGGTAAGACATTGGAGGCCGATGGATGGAACGTTAGATGGCTCCAACCTAAAGATGAGCAAGACGTACCTCAAGGATATTTACAGGTCGCCGTCAGCTTTGATAATATCCCGCCGAAGATCATCATGATATCTAGCAAAGGAAAGACCGTGATAGATTCCGAGTCGGTATCACTTCTTGACTGGGCCGAGATCAGCGAGATAGATCTTATTATTCGTCCGTATAATTGGGCGCTTCATGAGGGAACCAAGAACGAGAAGCGTGGCGTTAAAGCGTATATCAAATCGATGTACATCACAATTGCCGAAGACGAGTTTGAGAAGAAATATCTCGATGTTCCTGCAAGCGCGACAGACTCGATAGGCGGATGTGGCAATTGCGACGCTTGCGACGGTAGCTGCAAACACGATGGCGATTAATCTATATGAACACCAAAAAGATGCTGTAGAGAAGTTAAAGACCGGCTCCATTCTTGTGGGTGGAGTCGGTTCCGGCAAATCTCGAACAGCTCTTGCATATTACTTCACCAAAGAGTGTGATGGTAAAATAAAGACCAATGAAGTTGGCGGATATTCTCCGATGAGGAATCCAAAAGATTTATATATCATCACAACCGCACGCAAACGGGACACCCTAGAATGGGAAGGCGAATGCGCTCATTTTCTATTATCGACTAAAAAGGAACTCAGTATAGATAATGTCGGCGTGTTCGTCGATTCGTGGAACAACATTAGCAAATATGCATCGGTTAAGAATGCATTCTTTATTCTTGATGAGCAGCGAGTAGTTGGAAATGGAACCTGGGTAAAATCATTTCTTAAGATCACACAAAATAACAATTGGATTTTATTGAGTGCTACACCTGGTGATTGTTGGACCGACTACATTCCAGTCTTCATAGCAAATAAGTGGTATAAGAATAGAACTGAGTTTATTCGACGCCATGTGGTCTATAATAATTTTTCGAAGTTTCCAAAAATAGATCATTACATTGAGACTGGGAGATTGATAAAACTTCGTGATGCAGTAATAGTAAACATGCACTACAAAAGACGAACCATCGCTCATGACAGAAATATATCAGTAGACTTTGATAGAGATCTTTTTAATGTTGCTCTAATTAAACGTTGGCATATTTATGAGGAGCGACCAATCAAAGATATTGGCGAGCTATGTCTAGTTATGAGAAAAATAGTTAACAGTGATCCGAGTCGACTCAAAGCGGTAACCGATATTATGACCAAACATCCTAAGGTAATAATATTTTATAATTTTAATTATGAAAGAGAATTACTTTTAAAACTTGGCTCTGATTTAGGATTACCAACTGCGCAGTGGAATGGCCATAAACACGAACCAATACCTAATACAGAAAAATGGATTTACATTGTTCAGTATGCAGCCGGCGCAGAGGGATGGAATTGTATAGAGACAAATGCTATTATATTCTTCTCTCAGAACTACTCGTACAAAGCAACGATCCAAGCGGCTGGTCGCATCGATAGACTCAATACACCATTCACCGATTTATATTATTACTATTTGCGATCGACTTCGTTCATTGATCTGGCGATACAAAAAGCGTTCAATAACAAACGCGATTTTAATGAACATCGATTTATGTCGGCCTAGTGCCCTCGCGTGAAAAACACGGCCTCTAATAGAAGAGGAGTAGAATATCGCTCTTCTTATTTTTTGAAAGGAGGCCGCCTAAATGCGTGAAAACAAATTTCAAGCAGATCTGAAAAAAGAATTGTATGAAATATTTAATGGTTGCATCATTCTTAAAAATGACGCCAACTATATGCAAGGTATTCCAGATCTAATAATCCTTTACAAAAACATGTGGGCGGTTTTAGAATGTAAAAAAAGTTTACATGAACCATATCAACCTAATCAAGAATACTATATTGAGATTCTTGACGATATGTCTTTTGCTTCTATGATCTGCCCCGAAAATAAAGAGGCGGTGTTATATGAACTTCAACTCGCATTCGCACCTAGAAGGACGACACGCTTTTCTAAGTGCTAGCAAATATCATTGGATCAACTATGACGAAGAAAAGTTGATCTCTACATATTTAAAATTCCAGGCCATTCAAAAAGGAACTGATCTTCATGAGTTTGCTTCTCGATGTATACAACTTGGGGTTAAATTACCGAAGACAAATAAAACTTTAAATCTATATGTAAACGACGCAATAGGCTTCAAGATGCAAACCGAGCAGCCGCTTCATTATTCGGAAAACTGTTTTGGAACTGCCGATGCCATATCCTTTCGTAAAAATGTTTTACGTATTCATGATTTAAAGACCGGAGAAAGTACTACTTCTGTAAAACAATTAATGGTGTACAATGCCTTATTTTGTTTAGAATATGACATAAAACCAAACGACATCGAGACCGAACTTCGTATATATCAATTAGATGATGTGATTATGCATATTCCGGATCCCGAAAGTATCTTTAATATCATGAATAAAATAATAGCATTTGATAAGAGAATTGAAATATTAAAACTTGGAGGATGACTTCATGAGTGACGACTTAAAACACTATGGCATGCCTAGACGCTCAGGAAGATATCCATGGGGTTCTGGCGATGATGGTTATCAAAGAGCAATTAGTTGGCGAGCTCACATTGACGATCTAAAGAAACAAGGTCTTAGTGATGTGGAAATAGCTCGTTATGAAGGAATCAAGACTACCCAACTTCGAGCAAGGATATCCCTTACAAAAGATGAAATTCGTTCGGCTAAAGTAACAGAAGCATTAAAGTATAAAGAGCACGGATATTCCAACATGGAAATTGGTCGAAGAATGAATCTTAGGGAATCATCTGTTAGATCATTGATTGATCCAGCTCTTGCCGAAAGATCTGCAATTACCAAGATTACCGCAAACATGCTAAAAGACAGTGTTGACAAAAAACGGTTTATTGACATTGGTGCTGGCGTTGAAAATTATGTTGGCGTAAGTCGAACTAAATTAAATAATGCTGTTGCCGAATTGAAAGAACAAGGATATAAAGTACATCAAGTCAACGTTGAACAAATTGGCATGCCTGGTCAGTTTACGATAGTTAAGGTTCTTGGTGCGCCCGATACAATGTGGTCTGAAGTTGTTCGCGATGTCAGTAAGATACAAAGCATCGATGCATATTCTAAAGATTATGGGCGAACATATAAATCCGATTTTGGCTTAGAGCCAATCCAATATGTTGACTCTAAACGCGTTAAGGTTCGTTATGCTGAAGATGGCGGAAGTTATAAAGATGGCGTCATCGAATTAAGAAGAGGCGTTAAGGATTTAGATCTCGGTGGATCCCAATATGCTCAGGTTCGCATCGGGGTTGATGGTACGCATTTTCTGAAGGGTATGGCAATATATAATGATAATCTACCAAACGGAGTAGACATTATATTCAACACAAACAAGCACGAGTCAGTTGGTAAAATGGGAGCAATGAAGTCGCTTAAGAAAGATAAGGATGGAAATATAGATCCCGATAATCCATTTGGCTCAACCATTAAACCTGGCGGTCAAAGAGGCGCGCTTAATGTGGTAAATGAAGAAGGCGATTGGGAATCGTGGTCTAAAGCCATATCCTCACAGATACTGTCTAAACAAACAGTTACATTGGCTAAATCTCAATTGGACCTAGCTCTAAAACAAAAACGAGAAGAATATGACGAAATTATGACACTGACAAATCCTGTTGTAAAGAAGCAATTACTTCTTGCTTTTGGTGATGATTGTGATTCGTCAGCCGTTCATCTTAAAGCTGCCGCATTACCAAGACAGGCATCTAAAGTAATTTTACCAATTCCAAGTATGAAAGAAAATGAAGTATACGCGCCAACATATAATAATGGTGAAGCCGTTGTACTTATTCGACACCCACATGGTGGAACGTTTGAAATACCCCAACTTATAGTTAATAATAAATCCAAGGGCGCGCAAGCCATTATGAAAAATGCGCCAGATGCAATTGGAATACATCCAAAAGTTGCACAAAAACTTTCAGGCGCAGACTTCGATGGAGATACGGTAATTGTCATTCCAAACAATAAAGGTCTTGTTAGAACCTCTGCATCACTAAAGGGCCTTGAGAACTTTGACCCAATCGAATCATATAAAATTCCAGCAGGATCCAGTATACCACCAATAAAACCTCAGACCAAACAGACAAAGATGGGCGAAGTCTCAAATCTAATAACCGACATGACAATTAAAGGCGCTACGCCAGATGAAGTCGCTAGAGCAGTTAGACATTCAATGGTTGTCATAGATTCAGAGAAACATAATCTAGACTATAAAAGATCTTATGTTGAAAATGGAATTGCCGCACTTAGCGAAAGATATCAGAACAGCAAGCGCGGTGGAGCATCGACACTCGTTTCAAAAGCCTCCTCTGAAATAAGGCCCCTTGAGCGTAAGCCAAGAAGTGCTAAAGATGGTGGGCCAATTGATCTATTAACTGGCGAAAAAGTATACACGGAAACTGGCGTGTCATATGTTAATAAGATGGGTAAGACGATAGAGAAGCGAACAACATCTACAAAGATGGCCGAGACAAAGGATGCATATACCCTATCTTCTGGTAGACCAATAGAAGAAGTGTATGCAGCATACGCTAATAATCTAAAGACCCTAGGTAACGCATCAAGAAAGAACGCCCTATCGACAATGCCAACCCCTTACAATCCGTCAGCTAAAGCGGCGTATAGTAAGGAAGTTGATTCGCTTAACCACCAATTATCAGTGGCCATCATGAACAAACCAATAGAGAGACAGGCCCAGATTCTAGCTAACTCCATAGTAAATCGTCGAAAACAAGACAACCCAGACATGGACCATGACGATCTTAAAAAGATAAGAAACCAAGCTTTAGCTGAAGCCCGTACTAGAACCGGTGCCAAGAAGACACAGGTTGACATCACAGATCGTGAATGGGAAGCAATTCAGGCTGGTGCCAT